AAAGGAAGGTAAATTCGACGAAATCAACCCTGATATTATGGTACGCTATTGGTCTAATCTCGTCAAAATTCATGGTCACTTTAGTACTCCTGAACCAATCATTAGAGAAGTCTCATGCTACTGGGGAAGAACTGGTACTGGTAAGTCTCGTAGGGCCTGGGGTGAAGCTACCTTTGAAGCGTATCCTAAAATCCCTACAACCAAGTTCTGGGATGGTTACCGTGGACAACCAAACGTCGTCATTGATGAATTTACAGGCCAAGTTGGTATTACGCACTTGCTGCAATGGTTGGATAGGTACCCTGTACTTGTGGAAATCAAGGGTTCCACAGTTCCTCTCAAAGCTCAGAAACTTTGGATTACTTCGAACATCGATCCTAGGGAATGGTATAGTGATACAAATAGTACCTTGGAACAACGAAACGCACTAATGAGAAGATTCACCACCATAGTTTACTTTGATTCTCTTACAAGAGAATAATTTTTATTTAACCTTTTATAACATACATTATATATATTAAAACCCATAAACACACTATAAATAAAATTCCAATCACTATTATTTCCATTTTACTAACTTTTGCCTCCTCCTCCTCAATGTAAAATTCTTCTACGTTTCGGTTCATCGTCATCATTAAGTTGAAGTGGTAATAGAGCTATCCAAAGGTGTTAAATAAATATCGGCCACAATAGTTCCACTATTTCGAGGAGTAAAAGTTCCGTTGGTGTTAAATGTTACTGTTACTGTTGACGCTGTAGGAATAAACATGTAATAAGTAGAAGCTGTTGCACTATTAGCTATGCTTGAGCCAGCACTGCTAACAGTTCCTTGAGCATTGATCGCTAAAGGTGTACTGTTAGTGGCAGATGCAACTGCAGGTGCAACAATACTAGGTGATCCACCGCTACCGCCTTTCAACGTCCAACTGGCTAATACTACATACTTGTTACCAACAACGAGATTGCTATAGGTAACTGCGTCTCCCGTACCTGAAGAAGCTGCTTGAACTGTGCCACTTGTACTCAAACCAATTAAACCCACTGGACTTGCTGCTCCTGAACTAGCCCAATCTGTGTTAGTCCTTTGTAAATGACTACTATCTATGGATCCTCCTACGGTACTTGGCAACTTAGGTTTGAAAAACTCAACGCAATAGGTCACCCAAAGTTCTCCAACATTTACGCTTGTTCCTTGGAAACCTTGTGTAGCTATTTGAAATCTACCTAAATCATACATCCTCATATCATCATCTACATTTGGGTCGCCTGTTCTAACATATAACTGGCTTAATGGATTCTGTCCTCTAGCGCACTCAATGCCGTGCAATTGAGATACTGAAGGTTTGGCACTTTGAGAATACTCGTAATTCTCCATGGCCTGTTTATTTGGAAAGTCTGCATTCAACACATTATAAGAAGTTGACATTATAACGGTACCTAAAGCGGTATTAGTTGAATTTAAGGCATCACTAGACATAGTCTTAAACTCAAATAACATTCCATGAATTTTATATTCTTCGTAATTCTCTGCTATTGAGGACAACCAAGGGAATGTGTTAGCCAACCCAGGATTTAATGTAAATCCTTCCAAATTGAATTGACCTGCTACTGATGATGTAGTAATATCTTTAATATACTCTCTGTGACATACTACATTCGATATCTTTGTTGTGGCAAACTTTGGAATCTCATGTTTGTTTACTAATGTATTATTAGAGAGTGGTCCTGGACCACTTATGTAGTCTCCACTGCCTAAAATACGTCCAATTAAATGTCCGGCTGACCATCCAATTCCAGGTGCTCCAAAATAATTACCTATATGCTTACCTACGGACGCAAATGGTGTATTTTGTTTCTTACCCTTGTAGTAAACAGCGTAGTCACCGTGTCCTTTAACCATAGCTTGACTATTGCCACCATAAGTTCTTTTCTTCTTATATGTTCTAACCATATCGTTATTAAATTTATCGGCTTCTACTTGTGATATTTGTCTTTTCTCTAATTTATCTGTTCTATCAGTTTGTGTTCCAAACGATACTTTACGACTTTTGCTTTTTTTAGGATACAAAGTACCAGTTAAAGTGACCGGCTCTGATTTCTTATTACTAAAACACGAAAATGGCATTTTTATTTTATTTGCATAAAAAAGATATTTGCGTTTTTCGTGTTCTTTATATACGGGGCTAACCAAGGGGCTGGGGCTCTCCATCCTGTAAGTAATACTACGCAGCCCTGCTGCGGTGTTACAGGATGGATGCCTACGGGGTCGTACGACGCGGGTTTCCGTAGCTCGCTTCCGCTCGCTAGAGCAGAGCAAAATTTAGTGAAAATTTTTTTGCATATGAACAGGGGGTACGTAGCAAGCTTCGCTCCGCTCGCTCGCTAAAATATGTACCCCCTAACGTCCCTTCGGTCCGTCAAGAATAGCAAAGCAAAACGAAGTGTTGTCCGGCCCGTGTCCTGTCGGACACCGCATACGCTCGGTTCCGGACAGCTTTAATGGTTGTTAAATATCGGGGGGTATTGATCATTATTTTTTCCTTCACCCACATTTTTTTCGCGCTAACCATGTTTACCCTAACACGCAGTTTACTTAAACTCGTATATAAGGGGCCAGCACCAATATTTTTGTCATCTTTTTTTACATGTTCATGTCATTAAAAATGCCTAATCCTACTCAAGTTAGATATTGGTTACTGACTATCCCTGAGAGCGTGTGGACCGTACCTAATGAACTTCCCTCAGGAATTGTCTATTTAAAAGGTCAATTAGAAAGAGGCGAAGAGACAGGTTATCTTCACTATCAGGTATTAGCAGTATTCCAACGTTCAACAAAACTAGGTGGTGTTAAACGTATCTTTGGTAATAGTATTCATGCTGAACCTTCAAGATCTGAAGCTGCTAACGCTTATGTATGGAAGGAAGATACAAGGGTTGCTGATACTCAGTTTGAACTAGGTTCACTACCTCGTAACACCAGATTCAACAAGCCTGATTGGGAGCTTGTTAAAACTATGGCAAAGGAAGGTAAATTCGACGAAATCAACCCTGATATTATGGTACGCTATTGGTCT